GGCGTGCAGCGCACGGTCAAGACCGTGACCACCATCGCCGCCGACGGCACCCAGACCGTGGCAAAGACCATCGAGGATGCCGGGCCCCAGTACGGCAGCATGGGTGAGCTGCTCACGGAGCAGTTCCGCACCAAGCTGGACGAGGGATGGGCGCAGATCCAGGCCGACATCCAGACAGATGCGCTGGGGGCCATCGAGACGCTGGCAACGGCCCTCAAGGATGGCGACCTCGAGCAGCTGGGCCTGTGGGCGGCTTCCTACTTCTGGCAGGCCTGCACCAAGGAACAGCAGGCGCAGATCCAGAGCGTGGCCATGGGGGCGCTCAACCAGCTGGGCAGCGCTTTGGGCGGCGTGTTCGGGAACCTCGCCAATCTGGCCATGGGTCTGGTGGCGCAGTTCGTGCCCGCCGCAGCCAGCGCCACAGCCGGGCAGACTGCCCTGAACGTGGCCATGGATGCCAACCCCATCCTCTTTGTCATATCCCTTATCGGGATGCTGGTGGGTGCCCTGCTGAACTTCTCCGGCAAAAACAAGGATGTGGCCAACGCTTTCCAGAATGTCTGGGCGGGTGTTGAGGACTTTATGAGCTACATCTTCGAGGGCCTGATGCGCATCGTGGCGGCGGGCATCGAGGGCTTTGTCATCCTCATCAACGGCCTCATCGGCCTGTATAACTCCGTGGCGTGGCTCTACGGTGGTACGATTGATTACATCTCCAATCCGGCGTGGGACTACGCCAATAAAATCGCCGCAGACCGCAAGGCCCGGCAGGAGGCGCGGAAGAAACAGCAGGAGGCCATCAACAACCCCAGCAGCTCCGGCACTTCTACCAACTCCCAGAAGGTCATCGAGAGCATGACCGACACCAGCAAGACCACCAGAGCAGACGGCAGCACCGTGACCACCAAGGTGCTCACCGAGAAGCTGCAGGATGAGACCGGCAAGATCACCCAGAGGGTGACCAAGACCGTCACCGAGGCGGGTACCAAGCTGGTGGACGGCGTGGAGCGCTCCTACAAGACCGTGACCACCTATGTGGACGGGGTTCAGACAAAGTTGGAGCGCAGTTTGGATGACATCGCCAAGACCACCACAGGCACAAAACCCGGCTCCACCACGCCGACGGCCCCCACCCCGGACAAAGACCTGACCGACGCTGTGGAGGCCAACACCGAGGCCCTGCTGGCCGCAAACAGCAAGCTGGCCGAGATGGTGCGGCAGGCCAACAGCCTTGTCCTCAGTGACAACATGGCCATCAGCCGGTCTGTGGCCGCATCCGGCACGGCACAGGTGGCCGCAGCCGCCAACAACTACCACCGGGAGGGTGACACCAACATCATCCAAAATATCTACTCCAAGGCCCAGACGGCGGCAGACCTCCAGCGGGAAGCACGCTGGGAAGCCGACCGGGCCAAGGCCCAGAAACGATGAAAGGAGGGCTCCACAATGCCATTCAGAAAAGACCATTTGCAGCTGGTCACGGATGCCGGGGCCACTCTCGACATCGGGTGGGCTTACGGCACGCCCTACTCCCTCGACCCCATCAATGGCGTAGACGTGGACGTGCAGACCGCACAGGGCGTGAACCAGGTGGGCGTGAGCGTGGAGTGCCAGAGCGTGGCCGGGGTGAGCCGTGAACTCGTTATCCACTGCCACAGCTCCCACGGCGATGCGGATGCGGAATTACTGCTGGAAAAGCTGCCCTATTTCACCAGCGGCACAATGTATCTTGTGGATAAATTCTTCTGCCGTTTTGTGCTTTCCAAGACCCCCTACACAAAGAGCATCCACCCCTACCCGGTGCTGGACTTCATGCTCTTCTGCCCGAAACCCTTCTGGTACGACCTGACCGCCCAGAGCTTCTGCATCAACGGCTTTGTGCCCAGCTTCAGGCTGCCGGTCAACTACTCCAAGCCCCACCGGTTCGGTGTGCGTACCTCTGTCGGCTGGCTGAATGCCTATAACCCCGGGGCGCTGGCTGTGCCCTTCACGGCCACCCTCAAGAGCGACGGTGCGGTGGTCAACCCCACCGTGCTGAACATCATCACGGGCCAGAGCATCCGCATCCTGACCACCCTGACCCCCGGGCAGGTCATCGAGATCTACCGCACCACCACCGACAAGCTGGCCGTCAAGCGGACAGAGGACGGCACGGAGGAGAACATTTTCGCCCTGCTGGACGAGGACAGCGACCTGCTGGAGCTGGCCCCCGGGGACAACTTACTCAAAGCCACCGCCGACAGCGGCGAGACCAGCCTGCAGGTGACGGTGCGCTTTTACCCCATGGTTTCGGGCATTCTGCCGGAGGTGATCGCATGACGCTGGATGTGCTGGATGAACTAACTCTTGCTCGGCTGGGCCGGGTGGAGGTGTGGGTGAGCCTTTACTGGGACGAACCCTACAACACCGATGGTGAGTTCACGCTGGAAGTCAGACCCACGGAAGAGAATCTGTCCCTTCTCCGGGAGGGCCGCTGGCTGCGCCGCGCCGACAGCGACGTGCCCATGCGCATCTGCCACCGGAGCAACGAGAACGCCGACAGCAACTTAGTGGTCACCGGTTTCCCGGGAACGTGGATCTTCACCAAGCGGGCCTGCACCAGTACCGTGAAGAGTGAAAACGCGGAAGCCGCCATGCGCAGGCTGGTCAGTGCCATGCAGCCGTGGCCCAAGCTGGAGCTGGGTGCTGCTGTGGGCTTCGACACCACCTACACCGCCCAGACCTCCGGCGGCAGCATCATGGACTACCTGATGACCATCGGCGCGGCCTGCGACCTGGGCTTCCGGGTACGGCTGGCAGGCAAGAACGCAGATAAGAAGCTGCTGTTCGAGGTCTACCGGCCCACCGCCGACCCCAACAACCGCTTTTCCACCAAGTGGGGCAACCTGCAGCAGGCCGCGTGGGCCTTTGGCGACAGCGACTACGCCAACGTTGCTGTGGTGCAGGGCGCTGGCGAGGGCGAGAACCGGGCCACCGTCACCGTGGGCCTGACGGAGGCCACCGGTGCCGACCGGCGGGAGCTTTACGTCGATGCCCGGGACGTACAGCCGGACGAGGAAAAGGGCGAGACCACCAAAAGCCAAGCCTACCTCGAGCGGCTCATGGCCCGGGGCACCAACAAGCTGCTGGAACAGCTCCGCACCGGCTCCATTGAGCTGACCATCGATGCCGAGGGGCTCTCCCCTGGTGACGTGGCCTTCTGCACCATCCCGGAGCTGGGCTACAAGGCCACCGTCCGGGTGGCCGATGTCATCACCCAAAGCCAGAGCGACAGCACCACCCGCACCGTGCGGCTGGGCACGCCGGTCTGGCGCAAGCTGTAAGGAGATGATCTTTTGAGCAAAATCGTTTTATACCCCGCCAACGGGTTCGACTTCGATGCCGCAGACGTGGCGGCCTACCTTGCAGGCCTCACCTCGGGCGTGTTCAGCTCCGCTGAGGACTTCCCGGTGACAGCCGCAGGCGGGCTGACGGTCACCGTGGGCGCGGGCCGTGGCTGGGTGCACCCCAGCCGTTTCACCGGCTACTCCATCACCAAGCGGGAGAGCGACACCCTGACCATGCCACTGGCCGACCCGTCTCTCCCCCGCATCGACCGCATCATCATGCGCTATGATGCCGGTGCCAGAGCCGCCAGCCTGCAGGTGCTGCAGGGTACGGCATCCAGCACACCTACGGCCCCCGCCATCTCCCGCACCGAGCCGATCTACGACCTCTGCCTTGCCGAGATCACCCGCCCGGCAGGCTCCACCAGCATCACCACGGGCCAGATCACTGACACCCGGCTGGACGAGGCACTCTGCGGCATCGTGCGGGACAGCGTGACCGGCATCCCCACCGACGAGCTGCTGGCCGCTGCCCGGGAGCGCATCAACGCACTGGAGGAGAAAGCTACCAGCAGTGCCGCTGCCGCCAAGGACAGCGCGGAGGCAGCCAAGAGCAGCGAGACCAAGTCCGCCGCCAGCGAGAAGAACGCCAAGACCAGTGAGACCGCCGCCCAGCGGGCCCTGCAGGACACGAAAACGGAGCACATCGCCGCCTTGCAGGATATCGCACGGGCCCGCACCACAGCCCTGACCGACGTGGCCAACTCCACCGGGGCAGCCACCACCGCGGCAGAAAACGCCACCCAGCAGGCCACCGCCGCTGCGGGGAGCGCTTCCACCGCCGTCACCAAGGCCGGGGAAGCATCTGCCAGCGCGGGGGCGGCAAAGGCCGATGCCGACCGGGCAGAGAAAGCCAGCACCGACGCGGCCAATGCGGCCACCAATGCTGTGAGGCAGGCCAAAGAAGCCGGAACCTTTGATGGCCAGTCGGCCTATGCGCTGGCTGTTCAGCTTGGATACACCGGCAGTGAATCTGCCTGGATCGCCAGCCTGAAAGGCGCAAAGGGCGACAAAGGAGATACCGGTGCGCAGGGCCCCGAGGGTGCCACCGGAGCCACCGGCCCACAGGGGCCGCAAGGGCCTACCGGTGCAACGGGAGCCAGAGGTGCCACAGGCGCAACCGGCCCGCAAGGCCCGGCTGGTGCTTCGGCGGTCTATACAAGTGGAACCTATTATGTGCGCTATACCGATGGAACGCAGATCTGCTGGGGAACGGGCATGGATAGAGTGTCTTTTCCTGTTGCCTTTGCAAATGCAAATTACTCTTGCATTGGGTCGCTTCAAACGCAGTACCCGGACGGTAAAAACCTTGGCTTTATTTCCAAAACAACAACATCTATGTACATCAATGTTTCCGGAAGTCTGGAGTATGTCAACTGGATCGCCTATGGCCGCTGGAAGTGAGGTGAACGCAAATGGAGATAAAACCCGGAGCAAAAATCCTGAAGCCGGTCATCACGCAGGAAGCGTGTGATGCCTATTCTGCCGTTGTGGATGCCATCAACGCCCACAATGCAGCGGCTGCTGTTGGCGAGGCTCTGTGGAGCATGGACGACCAGCCGGAGGCTTACGTTGTGGTGGAGGCCGGCACGCAGCCTGACCCTGCCGATGCACCGAAGCCGACCCCTACACTGGAGGAGCGGCTTGCTACGGTGGAGAGCGCCCAGACCCAGATGGCGCAGCTGCCTGAAACACTGGCTGCTTTGCAAAAGGAAAACGAGATGCTGAAACAGTGTCTGCTTGAGATGAGCGAGACTGTCTATGCGTAAAATCACACAAAAAATCGAAAGGATGGTAGTATTTATGATGGCTACGTTATGGGCACAGGAAATCATGTCTGCTGAGACTATGGAGGAGGCAAAGGCTCTGTATGAGCGCTGCCCCCGCTTGCTGAAGGAGAAGGTCAAGGCGATTCTTATCAAGAGCGGCTTTGAGGAAATCACACAGTAAGGAGGACGCTATGGCTGAAATTATGGATGTCTCCCGCTGGCAGGGGAGCATCGACTGGGACGCGGTGAAGCGCAGCGGCAAAATCGACGGCGTGATGCTGCGGGTGCTGGGCAGCAAGGGCGGCAAGCCCTACGTTGACCCGGCCTTCGCCCGCAACTACGCCGAGTGTGCCCGGCTGGGCCTGCCCGTGGGCGGCTATTACTACACCTGTGCGGTCACGCAGCGGCAGACGGAGGAGGAGCTGGCCGCCCTCAAAACAGCTCTCCGGGGCAAAACGTTCCAGCTGCCCCTTGCCATCGATGTGGAGGACCCCCGCCTGCGCTCCATGGCCCCCGCAAAGCTGTCCGCCCGCGTGGCCGAAGCCGCTGCCCAACTAGAAGCGTGGGGGCTGTATGCAATGGTGTACACCTACACCAATTTCGCGGATACCGCCCTCGACATGGCAGCCCTCGCTGCTTACGATCTGTGGATCGCGGACTACCGCGGCAAGCGCCCCACCCGCCGC